CGGCGCCGAGCTCTGGCAGGTCGGCGTCGATACCGCCAAGGCCGCGCTGTTCGCGCGCCTGGCCGGCGACCGCCAGCGCGTCCTGCCCGGGGAGCGCCTGGTGCACTTCCCGACCGGGCTCGACGAGTCGTTCTACTCCCAGCTGACCGCCGAGGTCTGGGACCCCGCCAAACGCCGCTGGGTCAAGGTCAGGCCGCGCAACGAGGCCCTCGACACCTGGTGCTACGCCCTGGCCGCGGCCCACCACCCGAACGTCCGCCTGCACACCTGGCGCGAGTCGCACTGGGCGCGCCTGGAGGCCGCGCTGGAGCCGCCGAACGGCGACCTGTTCTCGGCGCCGGCAGCGGCACCCGGCGTGCCGCGGCCTGCACCCGACAGCACGCCGCCGACACCCCCGCGCGCGCGGCCTGCACACCGCCCGCTGATTCGATGAGCTGGTCAGCGGTGGTCGAGGCTCTGGCCCACGAGCTGGGCCCCGAGGTCGCCAGCCACGTCGATCGGATCGTGCGTCGCGCCTTCCGCGGCACCCGACTGACGATCCCCGCCCGCGCCGCAGTGACGCCTGAGCAGGCCGCAGCCGTCGCCCCGGGGCGTCCGCGGGAGGCCGCGCGCAAGCTCGGTGTCCACCCATCCACCGTCTACCGGATCCTGCGCGCCAGGCGCACCCTGATCCGTTGACGGTAGCGCTGGCCGTCGGCGCGAAGTTGTAGCGCACCTGCCAGCATTGCGAACGCGGCGCGCCTACAGTCAGGGGCGTGACTGCAGCCGAGGCCCAAACCCGTATCGACGCCATCGACGAGATCTTGGCTTCCGGGATCTCCTCGACCACCATCGGCGACAAACGCATCGACCGCGACCTGGACGCTCTGCGCGCCGAGCGTGACCGCCTGCTCCGGCTGATCGCCTCGGCCTCTGCGTCCAGTTTCCGGCGCGTCGTGTTTAAGGGCGGATCTGCCCTGTGAGCGTGACCCCGCTTCGGGCCCGCTACGATGCCGGTTACCCCTCGGACTTCAACGTCTCGCCGCCGGTCTCCCAGTCGGCGGATGCCGAGATCTACTCAGCCGGTCAGCGCCTGCGCGACTGGGCCCGCCACCTCTCGCACAACTCCGCCATCATCAAGGCCGTGCTCGACGCCCGGGTCAACAAAGGGGTCGGCGAGGGCCTGCGCTACGAGCCGATGGTGGTCGACCGCAAGGGCAACCTGCTCACCGGCGTCAACGACGCCATCCGCGACACGCTGGGCCGCTGGGCCGAGGCTGCCGACGTCACCGGCGAGCTGGCCCGGGCCGAGGTCGAGCGCCTCGCCTGGCGCGACTGGGACTGCGCGGGAGAGATGTTCGGGCGCAAGGTCTACCGGGGCCGGACCGCGGACCGTATCGGGTATCAGGTCCAGCTGATCCGCTCCGAGCTGGTCCCCTACGGTTTCATGGACCAGCGCGCCGGCGCCCAGATGGGCATCGAGCGCGACGAGTGGGGCGCCCCGCGGACCTACTGGGTCTACCCCTACGCCCCCTCGACCCAGTTGTGGCGGTTCTCGGCGCCCTCGCTGCAGCCGACCGCCATCCCGGCGGCCGACATGGTCCACCTGCGCCGCCAGGAAGAGCTGGACGCCACCCGTGGCGTCACGCTGTTCCACGCCGTCATCTTCCGCGCCTCGGACATTGCCGAGTATCAGCAGTCGCACCGGCGCGCCGCCCGGGCCAGCGCCAACCTGTTCGCCAGCATCAACCGGGAGATGGACTTCCAGCCCGGCGACGATCCCAACGCCAGCACGCGCGCCGAGCTCGACGTCACCGAGCTGCAGGTCCTCGACTACCTGAAGGCCGGCGAGTCGCTCAACTTCCACGCGCCGAGCCACCCCAACCAGAACGCGGTGGAGTTCGTGAACCAGGAGCTGCGCCAGTTCGCGGCGGCCTGCCGGGTCGCGTTCAGCTGGATCGCCTACGTCTTCGACCGCGCCTACGCAGCGCAGCGCACCGAGTGGATCCACGTCTGGGACCTCATCACCGAGGACCGGGCCCAGTTCGTGCGCGACTTCGCGTTCCCGCTGCTCTACCGCGAGCCGCTGCGCGTGGCGCTGGCCGAGGGCCGCCTGCCGGCCCGGGAGCTGCGCAAGGCCGACCCGGCGTCGCTTTTCGCCGTTCGGATCGAGGGGCCGGCGATGCCGACCATCGATCCGACCAAGGATCGCCAGGCGGCCCAGATCGACCAGGACTACGGCTGGGACAGCCGGCCGGCCATCATCCGCCGGTTCGGCCGGGACCCCGCGCACGTCGACGCCGAGCGCGCCAAAGACCCGTTCAAGCCGGCCACGCCTGCCGCTGAGCCGGCCCCTGACACATCCACCGAGACCGAGGACGACGAGCCCGATGCCGAGGTTTGAGATCAGGGCCAATGGCCCCACCCGCGCCGAGCTACGCATCTACGGCGACATCGGCCAGAGCTGGGACGCCGAGGAGAGCAACGACGCCAAGACCGTTGTCGAGGCGCTCGGCAAGTTGCGCGGCGACCTCGACGTGCGCATCAACTCCTTCGGCGGCAGCGTGGCCGACGGGATTGCGATCTACAACGCGCTGCGCCGGCACAACGGCGCGGTCGCCACCCACATTGACGGCGTGGCCTACTCGATTGCAAGCCTGATCGCGATGGCCGGCCGCTCTGTCAACATCGCCGAGAACGGCATGCTGATGATCCACGCGCCGTGGGGCGCGGCCATCGGCAACGCGGTCGAGATGCGCGAGATGGCCGACATCCTCGACAAGCACGCCGAGGCCATGCTGACCTCCTACCTGCGCGACGGCGGGCCCAACGCGGACACGGTCCGTGGCTGGCTGACCGACGGGCAGGACCACTATTTCACGGCCGCCGAGGCCGTGGAGCTGGGTCTCGCCGACGCGATCAGCGACCAGGCGCAGACCGTGCAGATTGCCGCCGCCCTGAGACAGGACGCCCGGCGCTTTCACCTTCCCGCGGCGATGAGCCGCTTACCTGAGGACTCTTCGATGAGTGACTCCGCTTCTCAGGGCGGCTCGCTGGGCACGCCCGATCCGACCGACGCGCTTTCCGCGCACTCCAAGACCGTGCAGGCTGCGGTCGACAAAGGCATCAAGGCCGAGGCCGCGCGCCGCGCCGCCGTTGCTGGCGTGTTTGCGGGCTTCTACACCGCGGATCCGCTCGACCCAGTCAGCGCCCTGCACGACGAGTGCATGGACGACGTGAAGTGCGACGAGCTGTCCGCCCGCCGCCGGCTGATGGCGATGCTGGCCGCCAAGAGCGCCGATCCGGTGATCGCGCCGGTGCAGTACGGCGCCGAGCACGGCTACACGCCGCCCCCGCGCGCCTCTGCGCACCTGGGCGGGGCCATGCTGGCGGGCCGCGACGTGGCGGACAAGCGCGCCCAGGGCATCGAGGCGGCGCTGCGCATCAAGGCCGGGATCGAGAAGGACCGCGCCAAGATCGAGGCCGAGCGCCGCGGCGAGTTCCTGTCGCTCTCGCTGGTCGACATCATGGCGCAGGAGCTGCGCGGCCGGGGCATGGGCGCCCACGGAAGCCGCGAGGACATCGCGCGCCGGTACGTCAACGCCCTGCCGATCATGGCGGGCGGGCCCTCGCACACTACCGACCACCTCCCGGCCGTGCTGGGCAACATCGCCAATCTGTCGGCGATGGAGGGATGGAACGCCGCCAACGAGTCGTGGCAGGTCTGGACCCAGTCCGGCACCCTGACCAACTACCAGACGCACACCCGCGCCAACGTCGCGCTGCTCGACAAGCTCACCAAGATGCTGGAGGGCCAGCAGTGGGAGTACGGCGACATGGCCGACGTGAAGCAGCGCATCACCGGCTACTTCTACGGCCTGAAGTATGGCCTATCCCTGCAGAGCATCGTCAACGACGACCTCGGGGAGCTCGCGCGGCAGATGCAGGCGTGGGGCGAGGCGGCCAACGCCACCGTCGGTGACGTGGTCTACGCCACCATCCTGACCGCCGGCTCCGGCGGCTACGGCCAGACCATGGACGAGGACAGCACGCTGCTGTTCCACGCCAACCACAGCAACTACATTGCTTCTGGGGCTGGCGCGGCGCCGAGCGAGACCACACTCAACACGGCCCGGGCCGCGATGATCGCCAAGAACGATCCCAATGGGCGAAAGGTCGCGGCGGTGCCGCGCTACCTGATCCACGGGCCGAGCCTGTACGCGACCGTCATGAAAGTGCTCAACAGCCAGGACCTGCAGTCGGTCACGGTCGACGGCTCCACCGGCGCCACGGTGCTGTCGGGCTCGATCAACACGGCGCGCTCGATGAACCTCGCCCCGGTGGAGGAATACCGGATCGTCGCCACTGCCCCGGCGGCTACGGCATGGCTGCTGGCCGCAGCCCGGCGCACGGTCGAGGTCGCCGGCGTTGGCGGGCCGGTCATGCCGCGGGTCGAGCAGTCGGCGGTGTCGAACATCCCCGGCATCGAGTACCAGATGTGGTGCCCCTTCGGCGTCGCGGCCCTCGACTACCGCGGCCTGTACCTGAACTACGGCGCGTAAGCGGCCTGACGAACCTGGAGAACTGAGATGGCATCTGCAACGTACATCAAGGGCGAAAAGCTCACCGTCGCGTACACCGCCGGCGCAACTATCGCGGTCGACGACATCCTGGTCGTCGGCACCAACAGCAAGGCGTGCGTCGG